TATGAAGTACCTGCAAAACCACCAGCTGCAGCATTATTAGCGGCTCCACGTTTTAATTTGTTTTCAGCAAATTGATAGCCAGAAGAAGGTTTATAGGTTTGCATGATTTTATTTATAAAAGCAGAAGGGTCTTGAGACATCATTTTATATTGTTCGTTGTTGATATCGCCAGCTGCTCGCCCTTGATTTATGTATGGTTCATAATTTTGCTTGGCCATGCCAGGAATTTGATTTAAATAATAATTGGCAGCAGCCCTAGAATCTTGCGAATCATCATCATCATCGTCGCCGCCAAACAATCCCCCCAAAAAGCTGCCAAATAAGCCTCCCGCAGAGCCACCAAAAGCGCCTCCTGCAATCGGTAAAACAGACCCTAAAATTGATGAGAATAAACCCATACTTCCTCCGTGAAGTGTTGAGCCCTATTAACCTATTGAGGCCATAGAGCAGTGCTAAATTGTATTAAAACAGTAGGTCCTGACGATTTTTTACCAACCCAAGTACACGTGGTGGTGTTAGGTGCATAAGCGTCAACTACCGCCCAAATAGTCCCCACGGGCATAAAATCTTTTATCGTGGTGAGCAATCCTGAATTAGGGTCTAAAATGTTAGTAATAGTTAAATCAATTGCTGTAATTGTAGTTACAGACCATCCATTAGGACCTAAATTATCACGCAAAGTTTGATTTTGTTCTTGTTGAAAATTTTGATTAGCTAAATCTTGATTATTAATGTTAGGCAAATATGTAGGCAAATTCATTTATTACTATCCTTAGTAAATATCCACCACGCCGTCGCTAAGAACTACATTGCTTCTAGACCAAATGCGTAATTTTATTGTTAAATCATTAGCTCGCCCAAGGTTGCCAAAAGTTATAATATTTTGACGTTGTCCAACCGGGTTCAAATATCTAGACACCGTGTTTCCAAAAATTGTACCAGAATCCTTAGATATTGTCATATCTATCCTAGGCCTATAAACCAATTTAGTTGGTGGTAAATATGGAAAAATACTATAAGGAATAATAGGCCCTGTATTTTGTTCTGCCAAAATAACCATGTTTTGTTGTTCTGTTATTAAATTGACATTTGAAGGGACAAATGCATTTTCAGTTAATATAGGATAAGGGTATGCTGAAGCAATAGATAAGCCTGTAACATTAGGATCATCACCTTGGCTCATAGTAAAAACAAAAGAATTAGCAACAAATCTTCCAGAGTCAGCTTTGCGAATTGATTCAGTTATTCTAGTTCGCGGAATATCATAATTTAGTCCCTCAACATATAAAGGGGATGTAACAGGGGTTATGTTTTCATCATAAGTGAAAAAATCTGTACTTTCTTCATATAAAGCCCCGGTGTTAATTGACATAAAATAAGTCTTGTCATTAAAATAAACAGCACTCAAAGCAGGATGAAAACTTTCATTTTGATCTGTAAGATGAAAAAACTTTTGCGTGTTAAAATCATAAATTAATGTTAAATTATCCGCAGGGTTAAAAAATGTCAGCTGATAAAACAAATGCCCGTCAATGCGCCTAAAAAGTGCTGTAGATTGCGCAGGATAATTAATTCTTCCTAAAACATAATCAATGCCATCAGTAGAAATAGGAATTGCAGACTGCTCATTGTAGACCATAATAACTGGAGAATTGGCTTCATTGACACCAAGCCAAACTATATATTTGTCACTAGATGCAATTGTTGCAACACTAAGGCACCCAAAATCGATGTTAACAGTTGAGCTTCTTCTATAGTTTTGCGTTCCCCCAATTTGCGTTTGTATTTCACAAACGGTAGTGCCAAATACCAAAACATTATTTGCTTGAGACGGTATAGGCAAAACAGCAATCGCGTAATCAGGTTTGGTTTGTAATGCAAGCTGGCTCGTAACAATAATAGTTGTTGGAGAATTATAAGAATAAGCATACCATTGTGCCCCATTATTTGTTTTGTTAGCGTTCCCTATTAGAAAAAAAGTATCATGGAACTGTACATAATTTGGAATTAAATTAGAACCTAAAGGGCCGCCCTGTTGAATGGTTAAGTTGCCCGGCAAAGAATAATTGACAATATAAGCATTTAAACCATCTACTATACAAATTTGATTATTAAGATTTTCATCCATGACAACAAAGCCAGATTGAGTAACTAATTGGCCAAGTTTAGTAACAACAAAATTTTTATCAACCAAATAAACGTTGGCACCCACCACTGCGATTAAAATATTGCCACGAGCTGAACGAAATATTCCTCTTCCTTGGTCTGAAACTGGAAAATTAAGTTTTCTTTTATAACCGGCAAAATTTACAAGCCAAGAGTCGGATTCAAAAAGATTTTGAGTAAAAGAACTAGAAATTTTATGGTATCTGCCAAATGAACTGGACCCAACTATTTTTGCTGGTATCTGTTCGCTATTAGGGGTTTGTCGGAAATTGTTACTCATTTGTTACTCAACAATAATATAAATTAGCTAATTCCCCACCCCAACGAAAGATTGACATTTTGATAACTTAGGCTGTTGCCATTACTAAAACCAGAAATTTTAGATTGTGTCATATCAAGCGGAGCTGAACGCTTAGAAATCCAATTTTGATATTGCAATAATTGTTTTGCAACGCCAGGAGGTACTATAAAATTAAATTCTGTGCAAAGTCTTTCCGCCAATGAAAATTTTAAATAATTTATATAAAACAAATCTAAACCTTGCGGTAAAAAAGTTTGATTAAGCGGGCCGTTTTGAGTGTTAAAAGATGAAAAAGTAACGTAATTAGTGTGGCCTTGAGAGCCTGTTGTGGATAAGGTTATATTGTTTCCTTGTAAAGCAAACAAAGTAAATTGCGTGCCTACAATTTGTGCGTTTACAAAAGGAATGACGCCTGTATTTATGTGCGCGACCAACGCAGCAGGAGTGGCATAAATGCCCGCCAAATCTACGTTATTAATAACTAATTGGCCTGGGCCAAAAACACCCGTTCCCCCGACAGTACATATGCCAAGATTGGCGCTACCTACATTAGAATTTAAATCTTGATTTAAAACTACACTAGTTAATCTAAAAGTTCCCCATATCTCTAAAGGGTAATTGGTTTGGGGGAAAAAATATAAAAATAAATTAGCACCATTTAAACATCTTTCCATATGCCAATTAAATGGTAATGAATTAATATTGTTGGCGCGAGAAGAGCCAAAATATACTTTTCTGTTTATTTCTCGCATTTGATAGCGAACATTATTAAGAAAAAAAGTTAAGGTCTCAATAGCTTCAAGGTTAGGAATAAAATACTGCTCTTGTCCGGCTATTGCAAAAAATTCATATTTCGTAAAATATGGAACCATATCTTTTTCAATGGCTTTATCGGCAAGAATATCATTTAGAAACTGAAGCCCATCATTCATTTGGCTTCCTGAGACAGTTTCAAATTCACGCGACACTATTCCAGAGGCGTAATAAGCATTTGTTATTAACTGAATTACATCGTAACTCATAACGCCCCCTTCCTAGATTAAACTTAAGCCTACAACTGGTCTATATATCCTTGAATTAACACTGAAGTAGCGCATGCTGCCGCGCTATTTTGATAATTAATTACTGGCACTAACGCATTTAAACCGGCCGGGCAACGAAGCTGAGAGGATTGCGCTTGTACCGCAACCGCAGACAAAGTAGCGTATGCACCTGTGCCGCCAAAAGGTTGAAAACTTACAGAATTTCCAACTGCTGCAGGAGTAAAAGTTACTTGCAACAATGTCTCTAATGCGCTTGATGGCAAAAGTTGCGCGACAAGTCCGGCAACCACTACGTCAATTGTTGCATAAGCTTGAGCAGCACCAGCGGCTAACACAGAAACCCCAGCGTCGTACCATATTGTGCGATTCGCACCGTAACCAGTTTGCACGAATTTTCTAAATTGTGAAGCGCCATTTGTTGAAACCGCACCAATTCTTCTAAACATGTCATAACCAAAAGGTAAAACAGGCGCTGTTAATGATGTAGAAATCATAACGTTAGCTTGAACATAATAGCCATCTTGCTGCACCGGAGCGCTAGGGGGGGCCGGGGCAAATGGTGGTATGGTTTGACTCAAAATAGGGCTTGGCGGCAAATTAATTTTAGAATTAGAGCTTGCAATAACATACACATAATATAATGTGCTTGCAGCAATAGCTCCTACATCTAGGCCGCCTGCTCCGTTAACCGTTGTTCTAATTGTAAACGGAGTAAGGACTGGCGTGCCGTCATTTAACGGGGGAAGAGAAAGTATTATGTCGTTATTATTTGTTGAATCACGAGCCGCGCCTTGGCCGACAGTAAAGGTAGTTGTGGTAGCGTAAGTTAAACGCAAACCTTGCACATATTCAGAAGCTGCGTTCCAAATTGCTGTATTAGGAATATTTGCCATTTTCAAAATCCTTTTAAGTTAAAATTTTATTTGCCTAGATTGGGAAAGCCAACATCATTGCGTCTTCTGGAACCAATGTTGCACCATAAATAGCATCGTTGATTAAACCGTATACGTTTTTACCAAGCTGTGAACCATAATAAGACCTAAATGACATCGCTGTAATTGGGTCTACTTTATTTGCGGTTGGATAAGGCACTGCATTTGGCAATTGTGGGAATGCCATGAAACCTGAGTCTTTTGCCATAATTAAACCTGCTCTGTGAGATGGAAGCACGCTTACTTGCATACCAACTTGAATTTGTTGGTTTAAGTTTTGTTCATTTGTTGGAAGAGCTTGCAAATATGGATACACAGATACAGTAACTTGACTTCCGGCGGTAGATGCAGCTTGCGCGGTTGCTTGGAATTGAACTGGGTTAGACGATACTTGATGTCCAACAAATGTCAAATAACGCATATTAGCAAAATTTCCAACGCCATCTTTAAATTGTAGCTTATCAAATTGTTGAATAGAATTTGCATCGTTAGCCGCATGTGTGCCACTAAAAGTAATTGTATCTATAGAGCTATTTGGTCCATTAGTTGTAAATGATACAACTGTCAACGTTTGATTAAATGTCCCTTCAGAACCTGAAACATGTATCGGCAACAAGTTAGATTTAAACCAATCGCAACCTGCAAACATTGGGAGCTCCCAAGTGTTAGCTAATTTATCGTTTCGCTCCATTGCAAACTGCGCAAGACCGCCGCCAACTATTTGTGGTATAGAAACATCTGGCAAAACTCCGTAAGCCATTCCTGAAATAGCACCGTAGTTTCTATACATTGCCACAGCTTCAGCTAATTGAGTTGGATTATTAATTGCGGTAACGCCATTCCCATAAAAGCGATAAGTATTTGTAACTGCTAATTGAGCAACACGTGCTTCAATTTTTGAACCCATTTCATACACGCCAGACATAACAAATCTTTCTTTATAATTTTCTACGTTAAAAATTAATTGTTCGGCAGTAAAAGCAAAAGAACTAGAAATTGAATTGTTTACAACCAAAGGCTGGACGCGTTGGTCAGCTGGTTGAAAGTCTGCAACTAATGAGTCAACGGTAGTTGCCCTAGGAGGCAAATCAAATGTTACTGTGCTGCCTAAATTGGCAGTTTCATTTTGGAAATTTTTAAACTTCTTGTTAAAATATTTCATGAAAAAGCCAAAGTTTTGCATTGCTGCAAGACCAGATAATTGATAAGTTTGCACGGTTTGCAAAATGTTTGATGGTACTGTATTAGCCATTCTAAAAATCCTTTTTAAAACTAATTAATGGGGTGACAACAGATAAACTATATGTCAGAACATATATTTTCGGTCTTGCTTTAGACGCTCAAGTTCTGACAAACCGCTTCCTGCGCTCACGTTGCTTGATTTAATTTGGGATAAAGGTGCGTTTGTAGGTTGGTAATCATCTACTGCGGCATTAGTTTCTCTGATTGAATCAGACAAATTTTTAAGCTCTTTTAAACCTCTGTTTGGCATACTTTTAAGCCAACCATTGATTTTTTCAAGCTTTTGGGGATTATTAGCAAGATGATACATAATTTCGTCTGTATTATCTAATCCGCTTGCCGCCCAAACTAATTGTGGAAATTGGGTGTGATCGAAGTCTGCCATTACTTCGTCAAAGTCAGAGATTTTTTCTCCGCCCGCTTTTAGTTTTGAAAAATAATTTTCAGAAACTCTATCCATTTCAGCTTCATATGCTGCTTTCTCAGTTTCAGCTTGTCGAGCCAACATATCTCGCTGTAATCGAGCAATTACCTGTTCACTAATGGCGTTAGTATCAATTTCGGAAGATACAGCGCTAGCGCCAGAACGGTCTGCTTTTAATTTTTCAATTTCAGCTTGATGTTTTGCTTCAAGGTCCCGCTTAACTTTTTCAGCCGCTTTCTCTGCCGCCCTGAATTTTTCGCGTCCCATCAACTCATCAAGTTCAGCTTGCGTCTTGGGAAAATATTCCCCAACATCAGCGTTACTTGATTCCACATTTTTATTTGATTCCACTACGCTATTTACTTCTGCATTATCCATAACACAAATCCCACTATTTCCCTGTGACGGTAGTACCAGCTTGGCGCATGCTGTTCGCGAATAAGCAATCCCTGCTTATTTAGGTTTTACCCTGGAGGATGCCAGGTGCATTAGTTATATTTATAAAGTGATTAAAATGTTAAGTCAACAGGGAAAAGTAAAGATTTTTATAAAGTCAAGGTGTTTGCACATAGGTTAATTAATTTAATTTTTAACAAATGAAATTAACTAACTTTTAAAATGAGGCATAAATTTGATTTTTATAACTCATAATAAATAATGCAAACTAGCTTTAGTAAATTGCTTTTTGATCATTTAATTAACGCCTAATACACTTTTGGGCCGCGTTTGCAGTTGGGGCTTAGATTTTTTGACGCTTTAAAAGTTTTAATATTTCTTTATGCAAAAAATTAATCATCGGCTCATTTATTTTTAAAAAATCTTTATCTTGGCTGCCATGAGCTTTGTGGGTTAACCAAGCTGCTGCATTTAATAAGGCCTTCTCTCTTCTAAGCTTACGCTTTTCTAAATAGCTAATAACGATACATCCGCCCTATTAATCTTGCTTAATTTTATAATGGTCGGATTTCGATTGGAAAGCAATAACTATGCAAGCAATCTACCCAAAAAATGCATATAA